TTCTTGTATCTGTTGACCTTAACAAAGGTAAATCTGATAATAGTGCTGTATTTAGATCTATTGGACCATATACGACAAATATTCAGAACTCTTTCTTTGATGATAATTATGTTTATGTTGCATCTACTGGTATTCCGAATTATACGATTGGTCCTTTTCCAGGATCGGCACTTTTACCTGGAAACCAACGTAAATTAAATAGATTTCCATTAGTTCCTTCAACTATTTCTATTAAGGATGATATTGTTCCTGGTCCTATTGGAACTTGGATTAATGGTACATCTGTTTGGTCTTACAAATCTAGTATTAAGAAAACTTTTGGTCCAGTTACAGCAATTAATATTACTAACGCTGGACAAGATTATGATGCTGCATCTCCTCCAAATATTACCATTTCTGGTGGTGGAGGAGAAGGAGCAACTGGTTCTGTAACTGTTAATGGATCTATTATAGAAATTGCTGTAGATTCTGGTGGTTCTGGATATACTTCATCTCCATTGATATCAATTGTTGGTGGTGGAGGATCTGGTGCATCTGCAACTGCTATTGTTACTAAAGGAGTTGTTTCTAGTGTCCTTGTAAACAATGGAGGTAGTGGATATACTTCTCAACCAAGTATTACTGTTGTTGGTGGCGGTGGAACTGGTGCTACAGCAACTGCTTCGGTTCGTGGTCCTATTCAATCGATTGCAGTTACCAGTGGTGGTGATTCTTATACTACTAAACCCACAGTTACTTTAAGTTCTGGTACTGGTGCTGTTGCTCAAGCAATTGTTAATAATGGTAGAATTATCTCTATTGCTATTATTTCTGCTGGTACTGGATACACCACAGCACCAGAAGTAACTATTCAGGGTGTTGGTTTTGGTGCTATTGCAAAAGCAACTATTGATACTGATGGTGAAAATGCTGGTAGGGTAACAAATATTGAAATTCTTAATCGTGGTATTAACTACGTTCAAGGAACAACGTTGATTAATCTTACCTCTGCTGGTTCTAATGCAACCTTTGAACCTACGGTATTTGAATGGACTTATAATTTACAAGAAACTACAACTGTTGACTCTGCAAAAGGTTCAGTATTTGCTGGATTTAACAATCAGTATGGTGGTGAATATGCTCATATTTCCAATCCTCAGAAATTAAGATACATTCTTGGAGATAATTTATTTGAAAATGTTAGTGGTGCTATCTTAGAACAAGATACACAATTAGCACATTCTCCTATTATTGGTTGGGCGTTTGATGGTAATCCTATTTTTGGTCCTTACGGATATTCTGATCCTACAGATCAATCATCGAATATTGTTCGTTTGAATACTTCTTATCAACTTAAAACCAATCTTGTCTATAACGAGATTTCTAATCCAACTCCAGTTAGACTATCTGGTCCTTTATTGAGTGATGAAGCTGCTGGTAGATTTATTGAAGATTATGAATATTCTTTTGGATTAGGAGATCTTGATCAATATAATGGTCGTTTTTGTAAAACTCCAGATTTCCCTGATGGTAGATATTGTTACTTTATTACAGTTGATACTACTGAAGATGGAAATCCTTTATTCCCTTATGTTCTTGGTCCAAGTTTCAACTCTATTGCAGATCCTTGGAATTTGAATAAAGATGCAGTTCAGCAAAATATTCCAACTGGTGTTGTAAGATATCGTGATCCTTATGAGAATGTTGATATTGATGTTGAAAGAGCACCAAATGCTTCTACAAATGCATTATCTCTTGAAAATGGAGATATTCTATTATTTGAAGTAGAAGACGAAAATAGGGATGGTGTTATAACCCAAGATGAGACTGATGATCCAGATCAAATCTTTGAAGAATCTCCATTACAGTTGTTTGATTATTTCCCATCAGTAAGATTTGATTCTAAAGTTGATATTGAAGTTGAGACAACTACTAAATTCGAAGATGCTTCTGTTAGTGGATTTATTATTGAAGATCCTGGCAAAAGTTATCAGGTTGATGATATACTTACCTTTGATAATGAAGACACTGATGGAACAGGTGTGTCTGCTAGAGTTTCTAGGATTACTGGTGAAACTATTAGTTCATATACCTTTGAAACTGAAGGTGATAAGTTTATTGGCGTACTTACTACAAGTGAACCTCATAACATTGTTGAACAGGACACCATTTATGTCTCTTACAATCCAATTATGGATGAGACAAATAAACAGTATTATGTTAGACAATTTAAAGGTATTGAAGAGATTGTTGTTAATCAATCTGGATCTGGATATGATTCTGAAATTCCACCAACAGTTATTATTGATGGAGATGGAGAATCTGCAGAACTTAGTGCAACTGTAAGTGCTACGGGATCGATTGCTGCTGTTAATATTGTAAATTCTGGAATTGACTATACTAAAGACCCTAGAGTTATCTTAAGTCACCCTCAAATCTTTAAAAAGGCAGATTATTATGTGACATTGATTAAAAATGAAGATTATGTAAAAGTTAATGATGTTTTTGTGAATGGTGAAAAAGATGTATTTTTCTGTGGTAAAACTCTTGATACAAATGGTAATGAAGTTGCATTTATATCAAAATTCTCAGAACTTGGTGTAAAAGAATGGGAAGAGAGACTAGAAAGTCAAGATGGCGAAACATATACTGAATATGTTAAAATTGATGTTGATGGAGACATTATTTGGGTAGTTGGTCATAATAAACCAAATTCTTCAATTCTTACTGCTTATAACCCAGATGTTATCTTAGTAAAATACACTCAAGCTATTGATGGACTGAGTGCAACTGTTAATTTCCAAAAAGGTTATTCTGGTATTTCTGGTTCTACTAGAGCAGATCATATTACGACTGTTAAGAAGTATTCAGATTCTCGTTATATTATTGGTGGATATACTAATACGAACTCTTCTAATCCACAAGATGCCTTTATTGCATCTATTGATGCTGCAGGTTCTTTTGCTGCTAAGAGAAAATTAGCATCTGCTTCTGGATCTGAAAAAATTACTGATTTGATCGTTTTAGACGATGCAGTATATTTCATTATGGAAACTGCTACTACTGATGGAAATGCAGACAGTAAATTTGCTTTTGGTAAAGTTCTTGTTGGAACTTCTCAAATTACGGTTGAATGGATTAAAGAGATTAATAATACTGCATATTCATTTAGAGAAACTAGTTTAGCAGTTGATGAATTTAACGAATTTTATGTTACTGCCACATTAGCACTTAAGACAGATAATACCACTAAAGATAGTTTCTGGGTTGGTAAACTTGATATTACTGGAGATTTACTTTGGAATTACAGATACGTAGTTCCTGCTGGTAATTCTATCGAACTTGCATCTAGATCTACAATTGATATTTTTGGTGATTTGAATCTTGCTTATAATAGAATTGATAGTACCAACGGATATAGAACAATTGATACTGCTAAAATTGGATATGATGGTAAATTAAAATCACACACGAATACTGAGTTTAATAAAAACAATATTGAAGGTATAACTGTTAATGCAATCACTGTAGATAACTCAGGTGATGTATATGCATTTGGTCAAACTTCTTGGAATAGAAATGAAGTTGTTTGTGAATTTGCAACTGATGCAACAGATAAGACTGGACATTATACATTAACAACACTTAGTACTACTGATTCTGTTAAGTATGAAGGTGGACTTGCTAAGATCTATGGTTACAATCCTGCAGGTTCTAATTCTACTTGGGTTAATGGTGCAATTAAGATTCCTGGAACACAATTAACAACAAAACTTGATGCTGATTGGACTCTTGAGTTTATGCTCTATAAGGAGGCTGCAAACTCTCAAACACTTTCACAGACTCAACAGACCTTAGTTAATATTGGAGATGCCACAGACGCTACTGGTGGTCTCTGGTTGTATTATGATGCTGGTGGAAGATTAGAATTAGTTGTTACTAATAATAGTACTGCTATTAGTTCTGCTGGTGGTGCTCTTCAGTCCACACAAACTACATTGTATGCTGACGATACTTGGCAGTTTATTGCAATGAAGAAATCTGGTAATACATTTACTGTTTATGTAAATGGTATACAAATTCTTACTGGTAGTATTGCTAGTACCAGTTTTGCAAATAAAGATCTGTATATTGGTAATATTCCTGGTTGGTCAGGCACTACAGGAGATTTTAGAAAAAATGAACAGGGTCAGTTCTACGTAGATAATCTTGTAATTAAGAATAAGGCAATCACTCCTGATATGCCATCTGATGTTACTACTCTTCCACCTGTAGCAAGTTATGGTTTAACATTTGCTTGGGCTGATACTGCATGGTTTACAAACAATACTAATCGTTATGATTATATCGATTATGTTGGTTTTGGTATTAAAGCAGATAAAAACTCAGATTCTGAAAGATTAGGTGATAAAGGTGTTCAAACAAATACTAATGTTGGATTTGTAAGAACTGCAATTACTCCAGTAACAGGAGTATCTTTGGTTGCTTCTAATACTGGTTTTGCTTTAGGTGGAAGTGGATTACAAGCACTTGATTTTGAAGATGCTACAACTACTATGGTTGTAAATCCAACTGACACTAATATAACATACAGTGTTGATCTTTGGAGTGCTAGAACTGCAACAGTTCCTTCTCCTGGTTCTAAGAAACTTTCAATTGATGCGAAAGTTAAGAATCGTTATTATATGAAGACTACTTCAACAACGAAGATTGATAACGTTCAAGAACTTACAATTAATCAAAGTTTTAATATTACTGTTGGATCAAAATTAGTATTGAATAACACATCGGATGTTTTTGTTAATAGTGGATATGTTCTTAGTGTTGATAAAGATAACAATAAAGTTAATGTTGCTGTTAATAATAATCCATGGTCTAATGATTTAAATACTGGTTTATTATCCACAACTAGATTTGATGAGCAAGATACCTTTGGTATAACTGGTCCTCTTGTAGCAGATACAAATATAATTTCAGAGTATTATTTCTTAAATGTTATTAATACAACTCCTGGAACATTTGATATTGATTTGAATGATTGGAACTTAAACAGAACTGCAAGTGCTGGAAGTGGTAATCTTGATGATTTTGCTAAATTTAAACCTTTTGCAGCAGATGTTTACAGTGTTAGAATCGATGAGGTTTCTGGTTCTACTCCTTATATCACTGGATCTGTTGTTGAAATTACTGCATCTGACATTTCATTCAATACTGCTAAAACAACAGCACAGATTACTAATCTGACTGGAGTTACTAAGATTACTCTTATTGCTGACTTAGATAAGGTTTTACAAGTAACTGCAGTTGCTAATACTGATGAAGTGTATATAATTACTGGAAATAGACATTATCTATCTGTTGGTGATAACATTTTTGTTGATGGAAATCCTACTCAAACAGTTGGTGCTACTGCATATGATGAATATGATGGTTCTTTCACAGTTGAGACAGTTGTAAGTAATAGAGAATTCACTTATAAGTTGAATGCTGTTGCACAGACTGATCCTGCAACTAGTCCTTCTGATGTTAGTATCTACGTTAAGTCTCCTGTTTTGAAGATGTACTATGGTCATCAATATCGTTTTGACCTAAGTCATTCTTCGATGCTTGGTGCAAACCTTTCTTTCTCTAAAGATAATCTCTATAAACTTGAATATTCTTTCAACTCTATTGAAAGAATTGGAACACCTGGAGTTACAGGAGAAGGTCAATCAGCACCAACTGTTAAGTTAAAAGTTGATCAAGATATTGTTACTAATATTTCGTACTATTTTGACCCATCTAGAACTGGGGATGATTCTCCTGTTGATCCAAATAGTTATTGTGATATTGTCGATTCTCCATATGTCGGAACATTTACG